TGCCTTTTCAGATTCAGGTTTTGGAACCTGATTTTATTGCAGACGGCTCTATCATAAACCTTGCTGTCGGTACGCAAAACCAGATAGTACGCGGGATTGAGTACGATGCGTTAGGCAGACGAGTAGCGTATTACCTGTATAAAGTGCATCCGGGTTCAGAAATTATAAATCTGTCCCCAGAGCAGTTCACCAGAGTCGATGCCAGAGAAATTATCCACCTGTACCGCAAAGACAGGCCGGGGCAAGAGCGCGGGGTATCATGGTTCGCGCCGGTAGTCGTTGCGCTGCGAGAACTTGGTATCTATGAGGACGCCTACCTAAAAAGACAGCAGTTGGCTAACCTGTTTGCTGGCTTCATCACTACTGATGATCCTGCCGCGATGGATGAAGAACTGACTGACGAATTGCCAGACCTGCAACCGGGTACGATGTATATGCTGAAGCCCGGTAGAAGTATCGAATTTTCAGCACCACCCCCAACGGGTGAAGATCCAGCTTACCGGGATAGTTGCTTGCGGCGAGTAGCGGCTGGCCTTGGGATCTCATACGAATCCCTAACGGGTAATCTGTCCGAAGTCAACTTTTCATCGGCTAGAATGGGCGCTCACGAAATGGGCAGGAACATTGACGCTTGGCAGTGGAATCTGTTTATTCCGCGATTCTGCGATGGCGTATTCCAATGGTTCAAAGACGCTTTGGCTATGCAGGGTATGGCTACGGATGGTATAACCGCAGAATGGACACCGCCTATTAGGACTGTAGTAGATCCTAGCAAGGAGAATAAGGCCATTCTGACAGCCGTCAGAGCGGGCTTTATGTCTTTGCCAGAAGCTATTCGCCAAATGGGTTATGACCCTGATACTGTGCTAGAAGAACAGCAAGAGTATTTTGCTAAACTAGATGCAGCCGGGGTATTAGTGGACAGTGATGTTAGAAATGATATAAGCAATACCGGAGTTAGCAATGGATAAGAAAGTGCAAATTCCGATTATGTCTGTTAGGGCCGCTATGCAGCCGTCCAGTTTCAACGAGGCTGACAGTTCCGTTGAAATTGTATGGTCTACCGGGTCACAAGTGCGACGGTATGACTGGATGGAAGGGCCGTATATCGAAGAACTTTCGATGAACCCCTCAGACGTAAATCTGGAACGCTTGAACCTAGGCGCACCATTACTTGCAAACCATCACGCAAGAATCGACTCTGTTGTTGGGGTGGTCGAGCGAGCATGGATCGAGAATGGCAAAGGCCATGCAAAAGTACGCTTTTCAGATAGGGAAGATGTTAAGCCTATTATTGGCGACGTGAAAAGTGGTATTCTTCGCAATATCTCAGTGGGCTATGAAGTTCATGAGTACGAAGTAACTAAACCGACTGACGGAACGCTGCCCACTTACCGGGCGGTTTCTTGGTCGCCGCTTGAAGTATCTCTGGTAGCAGTACCGGCAGATGCCCAAGCACAAGTTCGTAGTTCGGAAGAACTGCATCCTGTTTTAATAACATATAGGAATGAAGCTATGGCTGATCCAGAAAACCAAGTACCGGAAGAAGATGAAGTTATTCCGGCAACCGAGATTGTAGAAACGCCCAATGTCGAAGAAATTCGCAATGCGGTTATCAAGGCTGAACGCGCACGAATCGCGGGTATCCGTGAAACTGTTCGTATGGCTAAATTGGAAGATTCTGTAGCCGATAAGCTAATCGAATCCGGTAAATCACTGGATGAAGCTAAGGCTGACGTATTAAGAGCATGGAGTACAAAAGTGGACGCTTCTGCAACTACTTCGCATATCTCAATGGGCGAAACTGGCTCTGAAAAGGCGCTTCGCGGTGCTGAAGAAGCCCTTCTCGCTCGCGCTGGCATTATCAAACATGCCGACATCGCTGGAAATGAGTTCCGTGGGATGCGCCTGAGCGATATGGCTCGAATCTCTCTTGAACGAGCCGGTGAGAACACCCGTGGGATGAGTTATGACGGCATGGCTACTGTCGCACTGCGTCAGGGCCAGACCACCTCTGACTTCCCGGTGTTGCTCGAAAACACCATGCACAAGATCATCCTGAACGCTTACGGTACTGCGCCCGACACTTGGCGTCAGATCTGTAGGGTTGGTTCAGTGAGTGATTTCCGCGCTTGGAAGCGTCTACGCACCGGCACTCTGGCTAACCTCTCGGCAGTCAGTGAGGCTGGCGAATTGACCAACCTGCCGATCAGCGATGCGACGGCAGAAAGCGTACAGGCCAGCCGTTACGGAAACATTATTTCGATCACGCCCGAAGTGATTGTGAACGATGATTTCGATTGGATTGCATCTCAGAGTGCGGCTCTGGGACGTGCAGCGGCTCGCACCGTTGAGGCCGCCGTGTACACCAAGCTGCTTGCGAATCCGACTATGAGCGACGGTAACGCACTGCTTTCGGCTGCTCACGGCAACATCCAGACCTCCGGCGCTGCAATCAGCGTAGCCACCGTAGACGCTGGTCGGGTTGCAATGGCCCAGCAAATGGACATTAGCAGCAATGACTATCTGAATATCAGACCGTCTATCCTGCTCTGCCCTGTCTCTATGGGTGGCCTTGCCCGCGTGACCGCTGGCGCACAGTACGACCCGGATGCAGCCGCCCGTTTGCTGGTTCCCAACAAAGTCGCGGGTCTTATCAGCACTGTTGTTGACACCCCGCGTCTCACCACCGGCTGGTACTTGCTTGCAAGTCCGACCGATGCGCCTGTTCTGGAAGTTGTATTCCTTGACGGCAATGAGTCTCCGCGCATCATGCAGGAAGAATCTTTCCGCACGAAGGGTATCAACTGGTCTGTCGAACTGCCGTTCGGTGTTGGCGTAATCGACTACAAGGGTATCTACTGGAACGATGGAGCCTGATAGGTAGCCATCTTACGGGGCGTTAAGCATTAGCGCCCCAAACCCTAATCTAATTTGAGGATTGAAAAATGGCTAATAATTTTGTTGCAGAAGGTGATGTAATTACTTGGACTAACAGCACTGGCAGTGCTGTAGTGTCAGGTCAAGTAGTTAAAGTCGGTCAGACTCTCGGTATCGCCGCCGTCGCTATTGCTAACGGCGCTTCAGGTTCCGTGTATTTGGAAGGTGTTTTTACCGTACCCAAAGTAACTGCCGCTGTAATCGCGCAAGGCGACCCCGTAATCTGGGACGTATCGGTTGGCAAGTTCGACGTTAAGACTGCCACCCCAGCGACCGGCGACGTTTCCAACGCTGCTATCGCTTTCGAGGCTGCTGGTAGTTCGGCTACTACTATCAAGGTTCATTTGGATCACCGTATCGGTACGGTAGCGTAATAACATGAGCGTCTTTGATTCTGCCGTTATTGTAGCAACTGAAGTAGAGTTTTCGGTGTTTGCCGATGCTATAACAGTAAATGGGGTATCAGGCAGGGGAATAATAACGCCGAACACCGATTTGTCGTTGGGCGGCGGGGTTAATCTTTACAATGGCGCTCGGTTATGCGTTCTGAATGTTGAATTTCCGACAATAGCGGTTAATGCTAACGTCATTCATGGAAGTAATAGCTACATTATTGCTGAACTGGATGACGTTGACCCCTTCGGCTGGCGTCGGGCATTGATAGTCAGGAGTTGAGGATGCCAGACAAAGACCCGTTGGCGTATGACATTTTGACATGGGGCTGGGTTGTCTTTCTGGCTGTATGGGGTGGGATTGTTAACTTCTTGCGTAAAGTAAGGAACGGAGAAAGCAGAAAATTTAATTTTACCGAGTTGATCGGTGAAATATGCACTTCTGGTTTTGTCGGTGTAATGACATTCCTACTTTGTGAAGCGGCTGCAACCGATCAGCTATTAACGGCAGTTTTAGTTGGTATCAGTGGACACATGGGCGCAAAAGCCATTAGGTTTTTAGAAATGGTTTTTGAAAAAAGGATTGGGCAATGATAATCCATGAAGTTATAGCTAAATTGGAAACTATTCCGGCGCTAGTTGGAAAAGTCTATTTAGGTGTTCCCGCACAGATGGAGTCTTTGAGCCAAGCGCCCTATGTCTGGATCACTTCCATTGCCGAGGCTGGTGGTGGAAGCCCCATTGCAGGGCCGGTACGTCAAAGAATCGAATATCGGTTTGAACTGACTACTGGTGCAAGAAACGCCGATGACATGGAAACGATACGCTATGCCGTCATGGGAGCCATGCTGAATTTCCAGCCCAATGCAGGATGCGACCCTATCATTTTTAGGGCAGGAAGAATGGAATTTGGAGATCCGGGCTGGTTTTTGTGGCGCGATGAGTTCCGCACATCCTATTATGAAGATACACGTTGAGGTGAAAAATGGCTGATTTATTTGAAGGCATGGGCGGGAGTTACGCCCTAGACAAAGACGGGAACCGAGTCAGAGTTGAATATACTATCGACAAATTAGATGCGCCTGTTGCATCTGAAGAAGTAGTACCACCTCTGGTAGAAGTAGTAGCGCCTAAAATCGTTAATTCTAAAGAGGTATAACAAATGGCAACTAGACTTTATACCCGCAATGCCGTATTGCTGGCTAAAATTGAAACAACTGAAGGTACTGATCCTTCCCCTACTGGCGCAGCTAACGCTATTCTTTGTAGTGAACTTTCAGTATCCCCGCTGGAAGGCTCTACCGTTGATTTAGCATACATCCGACCCTACTTTGGCAAGTCACCTTCCCTACGGGTAGAGGACTTTGTAACCATTTCGCTGACTTGCGATCTGGCTGGTACTGCATCTGCTGGTACTGCTGCTCCTTGGGGGCCGCTGATTCGCGCTTGCGGTATGGCTGAAACACTGCTTGCTTCCGGCAACACTGGTACAGCCACAGCGTCAACCACTACGTCAATAACTTTGGCCGCTGGCGCGTCTGCCACCGATGGTGTCTATGTCGGTGCGTCAATTACGATGGCTGGGCAGACCCGTACCATCAGCGCGTACAACGGTACTACCAAAATAGCTACTGTCAGTAAGGCTTATGTTTCAGCACCGACGGCTGGCGCATATACTATCTCACTCAATGCGACGTACTCCCCAGTATCCACTGCGTTTGAGTCGATTACCCTGTACTTTAACCAGAATGGTGTAAGACACAAAGCGACTGGTTGCCGGGGCAATGTCTCTTTCGACCTTACCTCAAACCAGAGGCCCACCCTGAAGTTTACCTTTACTGGTAACTACAGCGCAGTGGCAGATGCGTCTGAAACTGGCGTCGTATTCTCAAACTGGCAAGTTCCGGTAGCCGTCAACTCCATCAATTCGTCTGCTCTGATTCAGGGCAAACAAGCCGATGGCAGCGCGACTGGTGTACAGCTTATGTCCTTCACTATGGACATGGGCAATGCAGTAACCCACCGGATGCTGGTTGGCAGTGAAAACGTCGTTCTGACTGACCGTCAGGCACAGGGCAGCGTGTCTATCGAAGCCACTACGGTCGCTTTCAATGACTGGTGGTCGCAGGTAAGGGCTTCTACCAAGTCGCCTTTCCTGATCGAGAATGGCACTGCGGCTGGCAACACCTGTGCAATTTTCTTGCCGAACGCACAGTTGACCGACCCGAAGTACAGCGATTCCGATGGTATCGTCATGCTGGATCAATCCATCTTGGCATTGCCGGTACTCGGAAACGACGAACTAAGGCTTGTGGTGAAATAAAATGGGCGGCTTTGTCCTCGGACAAAAAAGCCTTGAACGGCTCAATGGCGTGGATCAAGACTTAGCAAAAGTCGTAAAACGCGCCATAGAGTTGTCTGAGGTGGACTTTCGAGTTATCGAAGGTTTGCGAACCCGCGAAAGACAGCAATATCTGGTGTCGAAAGGCGCTAGTAAGACCATGAACAGTAAGCACCTTACAGGTCATGCCGTAGATTTAGCGGCAGTGGTTAAAGGTGAGGTCACTTGGGATTGGGCGCATTACCATAGGATTGCGGCTGCAATGAAAAAAGCAGCCGAGGAATTGGGTATTGAAATTGTCTGGGGTGGGGCATGGACGAAACTATCAGGTATGTCTATGACAAACGGACGATTCAAGTTATCATCGACGTTTCCTGACGGGCCTCATTTTGAAATAGCGCGTTAGGCCAGACAGCCACCATCTAATCGCGACCCGATTTGCTCCGGGCTGTCTACCACTCCCCTGCCAGTGGGCGATGAAGGCAGGGACTTATTTTCAACAACAGACAGATAGGTGTATCAAATGGCATTTATTCTAAAGCCCAAAGCTGAAAGTTTCTTCTACAGCATTTCACTTCCGATTGTAACTGAGAGCGGCACTAGCCAAATTCAGAAGTTTGAATTTAGGTTCAAGCGCATTTCCAGATCTAAAATTAACGAATTGCAAAAGGAACAAGACAATGCAGCCAATAGCGATTTTGAAGTCGATAGCCTTGAGCGTGATGTTGATTACGTTATGGAAATTGCAGATGGATGGCGCTATGTTCAGGATGAGACTGGAAAAGATCTACCGTTTACCCGTGAAAACGTCCATGCTTTGCTAGACGCATACCCCAATGCCGCCGGTGAGATCGTTAAGACGTTCTTCGAGTGTACGCTGGGCGGCGGTGCTAAGAGAAAAAACTAGCAGACGCGGCAGAGCATTGGTGCGGTTCTGGATCAACCGACACCAAGGCTCTAGCCGATGATCTCGCGGCCTTTGGCCTACCTGAAGATGCTTTTGGCCCTGTAGAGGAACTGGACACCAATTTTGAAGTATTCGAGGAAAACTGGGACACAGTTCAGGTGTTTATCGCCTGCCACACCCAATGGCGTAGAGAAGTACCGGGTATGGGCAGCGATTGGGTATGGTACGGATTGCGGTATCCAGACTGCGAATGTGTAATTCGTAATTACGGACACAAAGGCGCAAAGGCCAAAGAGATATTCTTGGGATTGCAGGTAATGGAAAGGGCTGCATTGCCCATTCTCAACAAACCTAAAAAATGAGGCGACCAAAATGCAAGCTGGTGTATACGACATTCATATAGATCAAGGCGCGAACTGGTCGCTGAGTTTGACTTGGAAGGACGACACGGGAACCCCAGTCAATCTGACTGGGTATACCGCAAGGATGCAGATCAGGAAGGCTTACAACGATTCGACTGTCAAATTGAGCCTCACATCTTCCAGCGGGATTGTCTTGGGTGGGGCTGCTGGGACAGTGGTTATTTCTGCCACCAAAACACAGACTGCTGGCATATCCGTCGATTATCTTTCACTGTTCTACCACGATAACAAACCCTCACAGAAGATGGTTTATGATCTCGAACTCGAAACGTCTGGCGGTGTCGTGACTAGACTTTTACAAGGTGTAGCGTTCATTTATCCAGAGGTTACGCAATGACCAGTTATGTCGAAGTCATTGAAGGCTCGACAGCCTCAGTAACCATCGTAGAAGCCCCCACACCCACCGTAATAGTCACAGCCGCAGCAGAGGCTAATGTCGTAGAACTTCCCGGCTCTACTGGCCCAATAGGGCCACAAGGCCCACAAGGGCCGCAAGGTATTCAGGGCATTGCAGGATCTCCCGGTTACTACGGCGCATTTCAGGACGTAACGACACAGACCGTAACCGATCCGACAATAGCATATGCTATGCAGATAGGCATAACGGACGAAAACAATGGTGTTAGCATCATTGATGGCAGCAAAATAAAGTTTAACTACGCAGGTGTTTATAACATTCAATTTAGCGCACAGATAGTCAACCCGCAATCCAACATCTATAACGTATTTATCTGGTTTAGAAAAAACGGCATAGATATTGTGGATAGCTGTAGTGACTTGTCTGTTACCGCAAAGCATGGCGGTAAAAATGGTGCGTTGGTTGCTGCATGGAATTATGTAACCTCAGTAAATGCAAACGACTATGTGCAAATAATGTGGGGCGCAGATCATGAGAATCTTGCGCTTGCCGCTATTCCAGCAGGAACCTCCCCTGTTCGGCCAAGATGCCCTTCCATAATTGTCACCGCCACCCAAGTTGCTCCCGGCTGACTTTTTACCCTTGACCACCTGCCATTTTTGGTATACTGCGGTGAACACCAAACACCGTAGGCCCAAAAATGCAAGATCTGATCCAAACTGGTATCCGCGTATCCGTTGACCTCGGTACTTCGATAGGCAATGCCCAGAATTTTGCCAAAGTAGTATCGCAAGTTGGTAGTTCGTCCACCAAGGCCAGCGCAGAATTCAAAAAATCCGCTCAAGAAATATCCACCAATGCCAGAAGCATTGGTGCGGCACTAGGGATGCAAGGTCTTACGGGTACGCGGAATAACGTAGACGCCCTGTATAATTCTCTAAAAAATTTTCACAGCCTTAGTCCTCGCAAAATAGTTGATTATGCTGCCGCATGGGAAAAACTATCTGAAATAGGCACAAAGCGCCTTAATGCTACTAAATGGGCTGATGAGTTAGCCAAAGCAGCTAACACTATAGAGAAATTAAACCTAGACAAGGCCACACAAAACCTACCGCTTATTTCTAAAGCCGAAGGCGAGAATCAAATCTCAGTCCTAAACAGGCTCAAGTCTGGGTGGATGGGTCTTGCTGCGGCTTTCTTGTCTGCAAAGGCAGCCGTAACTGCGGTAGGCGAGTTTACTAAGCTGGCAGATGAGTATTCCGGATTGTTGTCCCGAACCAAATTAGTCTCTGGGACGCAAATGGAATTGGCAACAGCTATGCGAGAAACATATCGCATAGCGATAGATTCAAGAGCGCCATTAAAAGAAGTAACACAACTTTATTACAGAATGTCTGTAGCAATGGCTGACTCAGGTAAGAGTCAGGCTGAAGTGCTTGCAATGACAGATTTAGTAACAAAGTCTTTGAAGATTTCAGGAGCATCTACTACCGAGACGGCAGCGGCATTGCAACAATTCAGCCAAGCAATGCAAGCCGGAGTACTGAATGGTGATGAATTTAGATCAGTAACCGAAAACATGCCACGAGTAGTAACCGCTCTTACTACTTCACTGGGAGTAAACATAGCCACGTTAAGGGAGTGGTCGGCGCAAGGTAAACTTACTACGCAAACGATAATAAACGCTTTGTTATCGCAAAGGGCAGCTATAGAAACAGATTTCAAAAAGATACCGATAACAGTTGGGGATGCACTAACCAACCTCCAAACAGCAGTAACGAGATGGCTAGGGAACGCCGATCAATCTGAACAAGGTACTAGACGATTGGCCGAAGCGATAGATTATTTTGCTAAAAATCTTGATAATGTTGCAAATTCTATTTCAAATGTTGTTGTACCTGCCGTAACCCATGTAGTAGGTTTTTTCAAATTTTACTCTGATGCAGTAGCCGACTTAAACAAAAACCTTCGTGAAATGGTCGGGCTGCAAAGCGCGGGATCACAGATAGATCCAGAGATCCAAAAGCTAATGGCAATGGGCCGGGGAGAATGGCGTCCACCCGAACCTACGGCGCAAACTCCGTACTTCACTGGGCAAACAAAGGCAGCGCCTAACACCCCAGATCCTAAAGAGATTCTAAAGGCCCAAGAGCAAGCACAAAAGGTCTTGGAAGCCACGATCAAACAAAGAATGGAGACAGAGCGCCAAGCAGCAGAATTGTTCAAGGCGCAGGCCGAGACGCGCTTAAAGGCTTTGGAAGTTGAGCGCGATCAGATGGAGTTTAATTTCAAGTTGCAGATAGAAAGCGCGACTTCTGCTCAACAGAAAGAAGGCATCATCAGTAGCCTTGCAAAAGCCCGTGAAGAAAGCCTTCGCAAAGAGTTTGGAATCAAACAAGACATAGTAACTGTTGAAGGTGAGGTGCTAAAAGCAGCTTATGCTGGATATACAGAAGAATTAAACAGGGCTTCTGAGTTAGGATTAAAAGAAGAAGAAATAATCTCACTCAAGACTGCTAGGCTAGGTGTAGAAAATGAAGTAAAGATTCTCAATGAGCAATCTGCACAGCAACAGATAGACCTAAACGAACAAATAAGACAAGCGTCTGAGCAAGCTATCGAAAGCAAGCAAAAAGAAAAGGCGGTCACTAACGATGTTGTTTTGGAATATCAGAAAGAATTAGACCTATTCTTAAAATTATCTGCGGCTAAGGCAGCAGGCGCTTCCACAGAACAACTAGGCGTAATGAAGTCTGTATATGAACGGACTCAAGGTTTAGAGGGCGTCATATCTAAAGAGCAATTAAATCTAGTACAGCAGTATTTAATTTCAATAGAAGCGTTAAAAAGTGCTACTGGCGAACTTGCTGGAAAAGAAAAGGATGTTCGTGAAGAAGCATTGCGTATGTTGGAGGTGATGAACTCCAATCTAGAATATGCAAAAGAAGTTACCAAAGGGCTTACAGAAGCTTTTGATTCCGTAGGCGCGGCTATTGGTGGAATGGCTGTAGCGATGGCTGAATATGGCAAACAACAAGTCGCTATCGAAGTTCAGAAGCAAGAGGAAATCAAAAAAGCAGCAGGCGATCCAGCAAAAGTAGCTAAGGCTGAACAAGATGCTTCGCAAAAATCAGCAAAAGCACAGATCAAAAGTTATGGTGACATAACGCAAGCTGCACAGGGGTTCTTCAAGAAAGGAACCGCTGGGTATCAGGCGATGAGTACGGCTGTCAAAGTCTTTAGGGCTTTTGAGATGGCGCAGTCCGTTATGTCTGCCGTTAAGCAGATCCAGCAGATGGGCGGCTTGCTCACGGCTTTCACCGAATCGCTCACCACTATGGGCATTTTGTCGGATGCCAACACAGCCAAGGAAGTTGCTAATTCTGCCGCTGGCGCACAAGCAAAAGCGGCTGAAGGCGCAGCTAATCAGGGATCTTCTGGTGATCCATATTCCGCTTTTGCTCGTGTAGCGGCTTGGGTGGCTTTGATGGCCGGACTTGGTATTGCTATCAGCGGTGGGGCCAGTGCAGCGCCCACGATGACAGGCAAGGATTACGCAAAGCAACAGGAAGAAGCATTTGCGTCCACCCTTGGATCAACGGTACTGGGAGGCGCAGAGGCTTCCAACTCTATCCAAAACTCTCTCGACATAATTGCAGAGAACAGCACTGCCGACCTCGACTATAGTCAGGGTTTGCTAAAGGCTTTTGAAGAACTATCGGCGGCAATGACTGGCCTCGCGGCAGCGGTAGCAGTGTCGTTCAAGGTCGATACTAGCGGGCTAAATCTTGGCAAGACAGGATCTAGCATCCTTGCTTTTGGTGCTGGTAACACAAAAAGAGAATTGGCAGGGCAAGGACTTACGTTCACACCTACCAGACTCGGCAAACTGCTCGATTCTGAAAGCATACAAGGTCAACAATATGTAGATGTGTTGGTGACAAAGACCAAAGGCTACTTCTTTGGACTTATATCAAAAACTAAACAATCAATAGAGACAACTTTTAGCAATCTTCCGAAGCCAATCAGCGATCAGGTAGTAAACGTATTTGATAAGTTAAGGACAACTTTCATAAAGTCAGCCGACTTAGTTGGTATGGGCGGCGCAGAGTTTATGAGCAAACTCGATAAACTCAAGATAAACTTGGGCAAGATTCCGTTTACCGATGATGCTAAGAAGAATGGCGAAATGCTAAATGCTGCAATAAATAAGCAAGCCGATCTTTGGTCTAAGAAACTTACCCCGGCCTATAAAGAATCACGAATTGTAGGGGAAGGATACTTTGAGACATTTAACCGTGTTGCCAACGCGATAACAAATGGCAAAGCAAAACTTGCACAGTTCAATATCGAAGCTATTTCTTATGCACAAGTAATGGATAAGAAAGGTGATATTGAGAAGCAAATAGTTGTTCAATCTATCTTGGCTTCCAATGCCACCTCGGATCTAAAGGATGTAATGGCGGCACTTCCGGG